GAGTAGGGCCCTGATGAACTACTTCACATGGAGTATTAGGATAACGATTATCATTAACTCTATTCATAGTAACAAGACCTACAGCAATCATACCTTTGGTTTGCTGATTACGAGCTTCCCAATAGATATTATCTGCAATACATGTTACTTGCTTTTGAGTTTCTGAAGATTGAGCGTTAGAAGCAAATGCCATAGCAATTGCAAATGTGTAAAGAGCTTTTTTCAATTTAGTTCCAGCCTTCATCTGACTCATATGCAGTTTGATCTGCAAGGCGAGAACCGTAGTGCTCTTGAAGATATTGCGGACCATCTGTCCACTGATTGATGTTTGTATTATCATCAACACCTTCCTTTTTAAGTTGCCTTTGAAGAGCTTTATCTTCTTTAACCATTTCAGCATCACGTTTAGCTTCAAGGATTCGCTTTTGCATAACCTGTCTGATAAGATTACCACGTTTTGTGTATTCAAGATCAGTCATTCCAGCAACTTTTGATTTTAAGATTTTCATATTTAGTCCTTCCTAATTATTTAATGTATACATTATATCATACTTTTGCGCAATTGTAAAGGAAAAAATGCATTTTTTTATCCTTATAAATCAATCACTTGTAAAATAATTTGAAAAAACTTTTAGTCCTTTAATTTTTTAGGTTGAAACGGACTATTCTGAGCTGAAAGTTTATCAACTTTTTCGGTAAGTTCCTTTACTCTACCAATAAGATAATACTTTTCTTTCTCCATTTCAGCAATATTTCTTTTTAATGTTTCAACTTCTGAAATTGTGCTCGCACCTATATTATTCAAGACATCCTCCCTTTAAAAAAATTATGTAAATATTCTTGCCACTCTTCATCATCTGTTTCCCATACACCTTCTTTTTTCCAATCATGGCCGAATTTTTCTTTCCATTCTTTATCTTCTTTTTCTTTTTGTTCTTTTTCGTTTATTGCCACAAATACTCCTATACTGCAAATGACTCACCACAGCCACAAGAGGCTGTAGCATTTGGATTAATAACTTTAAGATATGAACCTCCTAGTTCTGTAACATAGTCTATTGTACATCCTAGGATAAACATTTCAGCTACTGGATCAATTGCTAAATTACCTATTGTAGGTTTTTTATCTGACATGTTCCACTCATACTGAAACCCTGAGCATCCGCCACCTTTAACTGATAACTCAACATTTGGTTGACCAACTTTTAACAAATATTCTTTAGCATTATCTGTAAGCTTAACCATATATTACCTTTCTAAGTTAAGATGTGGGGCTAACCGTGGGCCCCACGCGGGTATATTGAGGTACCAACCTTAGTTTAATTAAGCAGAGCTCCCGTATAAATGAGAGGTGCAATGTTCAAACCCTTAATGAACTGGCCGGCTTTCTCGGAAGGCCTTACCGACTGTGGCCACCTGCGTTTTAATTTTTACGTCGTTTACAGGCTTGATCGCGTTAACTTACCGCTCGACTTCTCCTTTATGTGAGGTAAATTCGGCAACATTGCCAGGCTTTCCTCGTTGGCCTATCTTGGCAGGAGATCAAGGAATTGAACCCTGTCCTAGTGGGTTGGAGCCACTTGTGCTACCGTAACACTTATCTCCTAATTGGTACCCTCGGGGAGACTCGAACTCCCACGCTTTTAAAGCCACGGATTTTAAGTCCGTTATGTCTACCATTCCATCACAAGGGCTGTTTTTCATTTTGTACATATATTATAACACAGTTTCTTGTGATTGTAAACCCCCAAAATATTTTTTTTTAGAAAAATCTATCGGCAATACCAACTACCGCATGATATCCCATAAATCCAAAGCAACTCCATATACAGGCAAACAATACAATTTCTATACCGTCATGTTCATACCACAATTGTTTGAGCTTATTCATGTTCGCCACCTGGATCATTTGGATCTAGTTTAATTTTTTCTAACTTACCGTTAGCACCACTTAGGTACATTACTTGCCTAGATCTACTTGGTGTTCCAGTAGGAAAGTCGACAAAAAATGTTGGACTTCTTTTAGCAGTTTCAAAAGTAGCTACTGTAACTACTACTCCTGCTAAAATTAAAGCATGGGCTATCATACTAACACCCATAAGCCAAAAACTGCCGACCCACATACTAAAAATTATACACCACATCCAAGCAAGTACTTGGAATATTAAATGTCTTACATTAGTATCAGGAATATGTCTTAGTGGGTTATGTTCGTAATTCATAACACCATTCCAACTATCATATATAAATTCTCTCATATCAATTACCTTTTCAAAAGTTACCCTTATTGGATAATGAGCATCTACTATATCTCTAAAATCAATAGCATCATAAAGATCAGTAAATGACTTAGTGACCCTATTGTCTTTAAAATAACCAGTTACTCTATACAATTTTAAACCTGCGGTATTCCTAGCCATGCGCTAAATCCAAACACTTCCATAATCAAGAAAGTAAAGAACATAATAACCATAGCCCACATAATTAATTTACCATTAAAATTTGATGCTGCAAGTTTAATAGCAAGAATTTCATTCCCAAAAAACCTAAGCATTAATTCAAATTCATTATGATCGTTTTTAATATCAATAATTTTTTTTTCTTCTTCTTCAGCCAATTTTTTTTCTCCTATGCCGCAATGGGCGTTGCTGGATCTACGTCCATATATTTTCCCCACTCAGCATAGTAGTGTCTCATACCAACTTCATCATGGATAGTTCCGTTTTCATGCCGACCATGAAGAATATTCCTAGCCTCAGTACCTTCTCTCATAGTTGTACCTTGACCAGCAACACCAATTAAATCTTCGTGTAAGTTTCTTCCAAATGGACCCCAGATACTATTGTGGTGCTTTATTCTTGTTTGTCTTTCTTCTTCAGTATCTTTTTTAAGACCATACCCTCTAAATTCAATAAGTACTTTATTTGGACCAAGAGGTGTTACTGAGTCACTACGATATGCGCTACCACGGAGGTTAAAGTTAAAGCCTGGGAAGAGGTCAACCATGTACCACTGGTTTGGTGGTAAATTGGGGAATGAGAGCTCACCACGATCTTCGAATCCGTCGTACTCCTCGTAATTAACAGTAAAACTGCTAACATTGACATTACCATTATCAAAAGGAATATTTTTTCTAGCAAAGTACTCATCATTAAATCCTGACACTCGGTTAAAGTAATGCATAAAGTCATGATAAAATTCTGAGTTTGTATCATGCCACAACTTGTAATTAGTATCTATGACAGCTTTATGATAATGGAATACCTCCATTTCTTCAGTGTCAATAGCATCAGCAATACAATCAAATGCTCCTGCTGTCCATTCATCTACACTTTGAGTTGGATTAGGATCTAATGTTACCCATACCATTCCTCCATGTTTTACTTCAGAATATAGTACTTTACCTTTATATGGTGAAACATAATCTATTGTACCACTAGGTCTAAGTTCGCCTTTATTTAAATAAACTGCAACTCCCATACCTTCGTTAACTGCAATTACATTTTGTCCAGCTATTTGTGTTGTTCTAAAATTACCTTTATCATACATTTCTGAAATATGACACATAGGAACCCAAACTTTTGAAAAAATTCTTTCTTGTTCTTGGGCAAAAATATCAGCGTTATTATAGCACTCGCTTGATATGTATTCGACGTTTGGTGTAGCTAACCAATTTTTATGATTTCTAGGCGGCATTTAAAGTCTCCTGTAAAAATTAGTTGAGGGATTCTGTTTCCAAGCTCCCTCGGGCTCATTAGTACTACGCTGCTTGTGCGTAGCCTACAGGTGCAAAGTTATCAATACCGTAAAGTTCATCTTCGATATCCATAACTAATCCTTTAACTTGTCCCATTTTATTTCCTTCCTTTTTTCATTTTATACATATATTATAACACAGTTTTAGTTAATTGTAAAGGTTTATTTTGAAAATAATTATAATAAACCTAGCAAACTAAATGCAATTATACCAAAGATTAGACCAGTAAGACCAAAGGCTATCATAGAAAGTTCTCCTATAGCACCTTCATCCTT